GTTAGGCCCACTACCAGAAGGGTAATCCGCCGGGTTCCACGAGTTCTGAAGTTGAGACAACGACATTATATAATAGGGATATATTTTTTGTGTATGAATTTCATACTTCAAAAATACATTACTGAGTTCTTACAAAAGACGAGCAGAAAGGCCCTTACGACGGCCGTGGCCACTCTCGCCCAGCATACCAGCGCCCGTGCCGTAGCCCACCGCACCCATTGCCGACTTCACCTTGCCCATCGTCCCATCGCTAGGCAGTGCGTTCTTAATCGCCGACACGACGGGTTTCGTCTGGTCATACACATTCTTCGCACGGCTGAAGATGTTGGAAAGGGAATCAAAGGACATACCGCCAACGAGACGACGGAGACCGGAACGAGTCTGCGCGCTGGCCATAGGGGCGGAGATGATGTCTTGCTCGGACAGAACACCCTTGATGATACGGGAGCTTCCACGAATAGACTCAAAGAAGCCGGAGTTCGCCGTAATTACATACAGAGTGGGCGTTACGGGGTAGCCGAAGGTATTCACGACGGAGAGGTTGAACTGGAGGGTGAAGTTGCCTACGAGCGAAGGGGCTTGGCCGGGCTGGAGTGTAATATCCTTTGAAGGCTTCAGCACGAGGAAGCCACCCACCGTTGAGCGGAGCTGACCGGCCATCTGGTAAGGATTGGCGGGGGCTGAAACAGTGGAACCGCCGGAACGAGCCGTGTAAGTAATCTGACCAGCGGGAACGGCGTTCTCGGAATACGCAAGACCGCACCACACATTCCACGGCATCTGGAGGCCGTTGCTGACGGACATCTGATAGAGTTCCTCGGCCGTGTGTGATGAGAGCAGACCGGAGAAGTTGTCAAAATTCACGGACAGAGGGTTCTTAATAGACGAATTGAACGAGTTGGCTACGGGCATATAGCAGTCGCCATACTCGGAGCTCTGGGGGTCGGGATAGCCGGTCGCTTGGGACGCCTTTACATAAATTAGTAGAAGGTCGGGAATCTGGGGCAGAGTGATTGTCTGGGACTGGAGCTGGATTACGCCGGGCTGGGCGATGCCGTTCTGCTGCTGCGTGATGTAGCGAGGGAACTCCATATAGGGAACCACTGACTTAGGAGGCAGAGGCACATCCAGAGAAGGCGTTAGGAACTGGACATTCATCACGGACGCAGCCCAAACACCACCGGTGGCGTTGTTGTTCCAGTTGAGAGAGCCGGGGATTACGAGAGGAGACTGGCCAGTAGGAGGAGGGCTGCCGGACGCTACGGGAGCCGTAGGAGAACCGTTGCTACGAGTGCGGAGGAGACGCTGGAGCGCAGCACCGGACTTGAAGTTCATAATTAGCTGAATGTTGTTGATGCCGAAAAGGCCGGTGTCGTCCTCTTGGTCGTCGGCGAACACGAAAGGAGAAAGCACCAGCTTCTCCGTAGAACGGAACGCAAAGAAAAGGGGGAACTGGACATCTTCGGTCGCAGCCGGGCCACCCACTACGCAAGGCACGCCGTTCGCAAAATTCACTACAACGGAATCACCCGCTGAGTTCTGCGCCGTGTAGGAACCGCGAGTCTGTCCCGTAGCCACACTGAAAGTGCCGAGACTGGAAAGAGGCGTGCCGGTGCTGTCCGTCCAGAAAAAGCCACCAAAAGCACCGTTAGGCTGCTCATCCACATTCATTGCTTCTGCGAAACCCGCCATAGGGTCATTCACGCACCGGAGAGCCGTGCCGTTCCACTGGTATTTGTCCATCATCGTAGGGCAAGTGCGCTGGAGGAGGTTCTTCTTGTAGTTCGTCAGACGCATAACCTCCATCAGCACATCTTGCGAGTTTATCACGGAGGTCGTGTCGTTGATGGTCGCCGTCATCGTCTGGCACAGATAGTTTAGAGGAAGAGGAGACAACGCAACATCCGTGCCGTAAGTCAGAATAGGCGTCGTGTAATCGTAGGGGGCGTAGGCATTCAGCCACGCTTGCGAGGCTAGAACTTGAATTCCAAAATACGCCGTTCCGCTCCACCGGAGAGCCCTATCCACGAAAACATTCTCGGAAGGGACATAAATGTTAAAGGTCTGCTGAGACGCCGTAGCAGCAATCGCATTGAAGGGAGCATTCGTCAAACTCAGCGCGCCCTTCTCCACCGCATAACGGGGAGGAGACTGGATAATGCGGTCGTCAAACACGGACTCCTTCTGGATGTCGGCACTCATCTTATAGTTTAACTTTAGAAATTATTTTACATCGTTGGATAAACTTTATCCGGGAATGTAAAACTACTGCGCCATTCTTAGGGCTTTGTTAAGGTCTGCTTTCTTGCGGAACATAATCTTAATAGAAACGCTGGAGAGATTATACATCGCCAGAGGATACAACTGGTTATTCAACCGGTTCCTCCAGAAAACGGAAATATCTATATTCTTGATTTCGGTCTTGGAGTTCTGGAAATCGGCCATTCGGTATTCAGCCACCGGAGCGTAGTAAATCATTTTGCGATACGCCGTAGGGTCAGATGAAAGGTCGTTCGCAACATCTGTAATAATCGGCTGGAAGGCACTCTGAACGGCTGCCGAAGAGTTGCCGATGTTGCCGGTGCCGTAGGTATTGGGTGGAGCGGTTTGTTCATTCTGTAGAGGAAGTAAATTGCTGATAAACACGAGAGCATCTATCGGACTCCAGATTGTGCTTGTGGAAATATATTCTTGAGTCATACGCACCCAGAATGCGCCGGAATAGGTCGGAGTCGGGAAAATTTCTCCGGTCTTGATTGTATTTCTCCCCAAGTCCGAGATTTGAACATCTAGACGATATGCGTAGCCGGGTTGAAAGGGGCCGGTTTGGCCGACAAGTATCGCACCCAAAGAGCCGTCGCCAGAGGGTGTGTTATAGAATACGGCCGGGAAGTTCGCAAAAAGTGCTTGCGAATTTACATTCATCCAAACCCCTAAAAACGACCGGGGAGCCCCGTTCAGATACACATCCGGATAGGTAATGTTGAATAGACCGGAAGAAACATCGTAGTTCATTACCGGAGTTCCGAATGCGATTACCCAATCATCAAAAGTCGCATAGGGGTTGTTTCCGGCTGTATTTCCGTTTCCATTCGCAACCCAAGCAGCCGAAAACGCATCGTATAGAGCCGAATTCGCATTCACTAGAGTCGTATTCACCATATTTACCATATGCTGGAATGTATTCACCCAATAATAACGACTAGACACATCTTGGGGGCGTCCTAGTTCGGGAGATGCCGGAAGCCAGTAAGGCTTTCCGAAGAAGGGACTATTTACATCTGTGTTCTTTGCGTCAAATAGAGTGCCGGAAGGAACGGGTTGCTGGGCTTGGAAATATAATGTGAGCGTATTGTCCGCCGATACGATATTGTTCGTGTTATACGCCGAAAGAGCACTCCAAACTCCAACATAGTCCGGCGCAGACGGAGGCAGAGGTAGAGGTGCGATAGTGTTATTCACATTCTCGGGAACGAATATCAAATATGTTAGAGGTGGGCATAGTCTAAAAATAGCCGGTGTGCCGTTAGAATTCTGTGTAGATAGGTTCAGTGTAATACCGAAACCGTATTCCGTCAGATTTCTATCGGTCTGCCCCGTATAACTCTGGATAGACGGGATGAATAGAGGCAAATCCAAATTCCCACCATTCACTACAAACCGGATGATACTAAACTGATACTGGGACGCATCCTTAATAATCGGTTGCGTGCGAGTTTCGTTGAATTTCACGAGTGGGTCGGTAATGGCGAAACCCGTCTGCGTTAGGTCATCGGTATTGTTATTGACGATTGTTGCGTTGTAATATACAATGTCGGGGTCTTGCGAATTCCCAATCGTCTCCCAGTTGCTACTATATCCTCGGCTCATCTCTATACAGACGGAACATAATTATTTACCGAGTTTTTGTGCTGTTAGTGCCGAAACAAAGGTGTCCGGAGACATTCCCGTTGCGTCCATTATCTTCTTGTATTTCTCTAACGAATAGGGTGCGTATAAACACCGGACGACACTATGCCGGCCACAAGTATTCACATTCGCCTTCTCTTGCTGAAATGCGTGATGATTGTATGATACTTTCTTGCCGGATTTACGAAGTAATTCGGTCAGATACGGATAGTCCTCGTCTAGTGCTTGTAATTTAGATTTAGGAACATTCTCTAGTGCCTCTTCCGGAGCGTCTCCATACGGGTCAAAATATTCAATCGTGTTTTTTTTGTTTAGCATACAAACCCAGTGGCCGGAATGTTCATCTTGTGTCAAATACAACATAATACATCGTCCTTTCTTATCAAATGCTTCGTCTATATTTCTCATTCTTCCCAGCATCGGATAGGTGATGATTTTAATGTCATTCCCAAGTATTTTGCGAATGTCATCATCACCTAACGGATAATCTTTTATTTCCTCCATCTACTATAGATAGGAAAATGTGGGGAAGTCCTCTGAAAGCTCCTAAGCCTTCTAAACCAGTGAAAGAAAAAACGGAGAAGCCCTTACCAGTATTCAAACCGGAGAAACTCAACCTTCCAAAATCGGAAGTGAAAAAGATACTTTTCTATTCTGGGAATTTGTCCCGTAGTCAGATACTTTGGACTCAGAATTGGTTGGAACAAAAAATCCGGGAGCGTTCTCTCCCACCACAACTTGCGAAGGAAGATGCTTTTGGCCAGATTGTCTCCTTTCTAGCGCCGGAGTCGGCGAACGCTCTTTTAGCGGAGATACGTGCTGACTTTCAGAAGACGCTTCCGCCGGAGGCTCACAAAGAGGCTGACGATTTTGGTTTTCTTTTGAGTTTGGCGAATGAGGCATATCACGAACATCTACCCCCACCTCAAACATCTTCCCGCAACAGTCGGACACCAGACGACGGCCACGAATCAGACTGAAGAGTTTATATGCGATTATAAGTCCCGCCACGAAACTCGTAGATAATCCCGCACTTACTAGAATTGATGCGTCCATTCTATTCGGGGGTTTCAATTTTTTCGGAGTAGGACAGACTAGGACACCGTTTCCGCAGACTAACTTTTCTAGGAATTCGGGGGGCTAAAAAGTCCAACGAACAAAGTCTGCGGAAAGGCTGTCCTACCTTGACCTACCCGTCCGCAAGGGACAAAAGGTTCTGGATGGTTTCAATAATTTTCCGGAGATGTCTGCGTTCTCGTTCAATAGGTTCTAACAAATCCCAATTCTTACATTCTCCCCATATGAGTCCCAAGTTCATATCAATCTCTTCTAAGTGATTGATAAGTTCTTGTAAATTGAGACGAGGCATCTATTACGCCGGATAAATTACGCCGGAGGTGCCGGATTTATAGAATTTGCGGTAGGAGTAAAAACGAGACCACCCGAAAAACGCATAGTTGGCGTGTTGCCATTGAAACTCGCATCATTACCACCCGAAACAGTAAAAACCGGAGCCAGAGTGAAATCATAAGAAGAACCACCAGAGCCAGAATTCACTTGAGGACAAGTTATGATTTTACATTCTACAGTGGGACTTGTTAGTGTTCCACCACCACTATTCGCCAATTGGAGATTACTACTAAACGGATAATATGTAGAGAATGAGTAAGTATTAGAAGGAGGAATGTTTGAGGTCGTGGTTTGTCCCGCAGTGTCAAAAAGTTGTAGCCCTACCCAACTAACAGAACCAAGATTGGACCCGGGTGAATAAGTTAGAGTAGCCGTCCCAATAAACGTCCCAATTCCACCACCAGACCCACCGCCATCGCTAAAAGTCGTGAAGGGGAGGAAATTGTAGCCGAACGAAACGGAAGGAGTAGCCGTGCCGTGTGGGATTACTGGGGCTGCCGGCGTTACGGCATTAAAAGCAGAAAATTCTCCCACAGCCGTCCCCATATACTGCGCACCTTGTGTCTGCCAAGTCCTATTCTGAATAACCCAATTGCTGGAACCAGTATTACCGGGACCAGATGTCGCCCCCGCTGGAACGGAATCCGCAATACATAGATACTGATAACCTAGAGAACTCGGAGCCACCGCAAGCGCCGGGTCATCCGTATAATTCACCACATCACCTCGTAAATACTGCGTGTTAGAATTCCAAGAAGACGCATTAGAAGCGGGTAGAGACGCAGCAGCCGAAATCTGTAAATTAGATTGTGCTTGATTTCCAACCGCACCAAGTGGAGCCCAAAAAGTCGGCGAACTCGGCGGCGAGATAGTTAATGCTCCACCACTTACATTCTGGATACAAATCCAAGTAGAATTACCGAACAGAACAACTTCTCCAACTACATAGGCAGTCGCGGAAACCCATTCACCATAAGTTATACTACCACCCGAAGAAGCCGAAGTAAAAGTAATCGTATTGGCGAGATTGTCGGGAGTCAGAGTCATATTAGAACCCGCAATCAGATTGACGACTCCACTATTAAAATTACTACTTCCACTGCTCAAACCCGCAAACCCCGTATTCAGATACTGGAGAGAAATCGCATTAGAACCCGCATTGTTGCCAACCGTAATGAAAGGATTAGCGGAAATGACATTCACATTGCCCGTTAGTGTCGGAGTTGCTCCACCACCCGTTAATGATAATACACCGGCCATTCTATATTGTATATAAATATAATTTTACGGCATCTCATACCAAACCCAAGTTATGCGTGTCCCAGTAGCAATCTGAGCCGCACTACCGACGGGCATAGTTGTTCCACTCGCAGCCGCAATAGCCGGAAATATAGACGCAGCCACCGGAGTAGAGCCCCCGGACGCAATCTGAAGCACAATTCTTGTTTTTGCCGTAAATTGAGCCGGTAGAGTGCCGGCCTCAGCAACGAGCAGAACATCGTTGGTCCCAGCGGTCCCACTCGTGAGCATATTAAACGCATAAGGGCCAGTGCCAGAAACCACCGGCGAAGTGAGACAACCAATAGCAACCGGGACTAATCCAGCACCAACAGACGAAGCAGCCGGAGAGGAAAGCAAGTTCCACTGGGCGGGAGCGTTCAAATGTGGAGCCGTATCAGTCGCAGCCGTTGTGTCTGAGCAAATATACACTTGCCCAGCGGGGCTAGAAGTCTGGTCGCAAACTACATCACCGGCATTATACACACCAGCCACCCAGTTTAACGCCGTCGCCGAAGTTGTAGATGTTATTGCTCTTACACTGCCCGGCAATACGCCCGAATTCGTAGCAAGCAGTCGCCAGTGTGTCGCATCAGCAGAAGGAGTCGGAGCCGTGCCCGTTACGGCTTGGTAGGGCAAAATACAAATATAGGTCTCGGCCGTGTTCGTAATATCAAACACTACATCTTGGAGTAAATATTCAATTCCGGGAGCAGCCGCAGCCGCAAAGTTGCCCCGGAAATTCTGCCTCTGTGGCAATTGTAGAGTTGAGCTAGTCGTCTGAACGTTGTCTAGCTGCGTCGTGGAACCACTATAATAAACAGCCACCGTCGCAGCCGATGTCGGCACCGCCCCCGTAGCAGAACCACTGAGCGAAGTAATCGTTCCCGCTAGAGCCGGAGGCACATTCAGAGTAAGCCCCATAGCACCCGCAGAAGCCGTGAAAGCAGCCGTAGGAGCACCCGCATTGGCCGTAACGGTTGCTGAGAAAGCAGTAGAAACCGCCCCCGTTGTCCCGCCACCCGCCGTAGTGAGTGCGGGAATACCCGAACCGCCACCGCCACCGCCCGGAGATACAAGAATGTTCCACTGCGCGGGAGTGTTTAGATTAGGAGCCGTATCAGTCGCAGCCGTTGTGGCCGAGCAAATATATACCGCACCGGGAGGGTTAGAAGTCTGGTCAGCAACCATATCGCCGGGCTGATACACACCCGCCACCCAATTCAACGCCGAAGCCGAAGTAGTAGAAGTGTCCGCATTTACATTTCCGCTTCCGGACGCCGGAGGAACATTCAGAGCCAACGCCATAGTCCCACTCCCCGCCGTGAAAGTAGCCGTAGGAGCACCCGCATTGGTCGTAACGGATGAACTGAACGCCACCGTTGTAGCACTCCCCGTATTAGTTGAACCGGTCGTAAGTTGCGTAATCCCACCCCCCGCCGCCCCCGCATTTAGAGTAATTTCCCCCGTCGTCGCATTCACGGCAGAAACGGCCGTCCCTTTTAATGTAATATTCCCGGAGAGGACGACCGGAGCATTCGTTCCTACAACGGCAGCAACACTCTCTACACCACCTCCGCCACCACCACCTTCCGCAACGGAAATCCAAGAGTTCTGGAGACCAGCAGAGGACATCTTCTTATATAAGAAGCCAACAAAAAAAATAAACTAGTGAATCAAAACTCGTGCGTGTTGCGGAGCCACCAACCACTGGGGATAATGTTTATAAACGCATACCCAACGCCCCATTTTCTTCAAATCCCGCACATCTTCTTTCGTCATACCAATATGAGTTTTGAGTAAATAGCCGAGAGCGTGGAAGGAAGTGGCCATCGGATACACGACAATATGTGTTGCTTCATTCAATAACAAACGAGTCTTTTTGTAATTCGTCAGATAGTGAGAAAGGCATAACATCGTCGTATTCGTATGGCGTCCCATAGTGGCGAGGTCATCAATTAATTTGCCGACAACCTTTTCGGCGTTGCCGGTTAGTGTATCGTAGTCATCAAAAATTACCAGACAATCTTGGAACTCCTCCAATTCCGGGTAGTCATCAATAAATGTCTGGATGTTAATGCGTTTCAAGAAATCCAACGCATCCAGAGTGGAGTCCTCGCCCAACTTAGAAATCAAATAGCACTCTCGGTCGGGGAATAACTTTTTATAACATTCGGCAATTCCTTTGGCGATGTAGGATTTGCCCGAACCGGACGCACCAGCAATGTAGAATACCTCTCGGCGTTCGGGATTAGGAGAAGGAACCAACTGGAACTGAGAGTCGTCTGGAAGGTCAATACAAGTTGCCTTCTGGGCATCTTGGCAAATTCGTTCGTAGAGTTGTTTTCCAATAGAAGTTTCACCGACCAACTGGTCAGCAGCTAATCCTTTGTCGTAGGCCTCTTGGAGACGCTGAATGAGTTTCACTCGTTCAGAAGGTTTGATGTCTCTGAGTTCCGTGCCGTAGTCATTCGCCCGAATTTCGTGCTTTGGATTGGAACCCTTGTGATTGTCTTCGTGGATGTAGAGGACTTTGCCGTCATCTCGGCCTCCTTTTACTATCGCAATAGGCTTCGCACCCTTTGTTTTATCAAACGACAAGGAAGGCATTTCTATATAAGAGTTATAGATATTTTAAAAAATCGTGAAACACATTAGTTCTTATATGGCTGGTAAAAAAACCCGCCGGTCAATCGGGTCCCTTTGGACAATTGAGCCATCAATTGGTCTTCAATATGCCGAAGGATATTTAGTTCCTTCTTTGTTTTTACTTTTTTCAAATCGGCTAGAAGTTCCGGAGGGACATTCAACGCCTCTATCTTTTTCTGGATGCCTTTGACATTTCCACCGGCCTCTAACAAATCCCCTAATGTCTTAACATCGGAATAAACAACATACAATCTGCCCAAGTCGGAATTGAGGATTTTCGTGTATCGTTTCATAGCCGGAATGTTGTTCTGGAGTTTCGCCAACGCAAATTTTCGTTTTATAACCTTGAATAGGTTCTTGGATTTCGTGTAATACTCTATGTCTTCTTTGATAGAAGTCAGTGCGTCCATAGGAACGGCATTCAAATATTTTGAGCCGTTGTGTAGTTCGTAGATGACAGAAAAATCCGTGTATGTTTCTTTTACTGGGGCTATAACATCAATCTTCACGAGTCCGGGAGACTGAAAGGCTTCTTCTAGAGTGTATGTGCGTCCATCCCGGAGTTTTTTGGAGCCTTTCAGAACTTCGTCCGGTGTCCAACGAACGATATGAAATTTAACATCTTTCTTAGCCATAACATACGAAGACAAATCTGCGGATTGAGCCTCTTCCGAAGAAATGATTTTCTGGTTCAAAAGGTCTTTCAATTTTTTTTTCGCATTTGCTCTAGAATACTGGCTTCTATTCAGCGGAACAACTCGCCACTCTTCTATTTCGCCGGCTTTGATGTCTCCTATATGGACATCGGGAAGTTTTTTCAGATTTCTTATAATTTCTTGAAAACCCAATACCAGAATTTTCAGTGCCTTATCCATTTCCATCTGTGGAAGATGAACGATATTATAGCCATCATAGTCTCCAGAGTATTTTTGCGAGCGTAGTGAGGCCGAACCCATTATTTTCATTTCTGACTCCGGAAATGTCATAGTGTCTAACACTTTGACTGCTTCGGCTGGATATTCAGAAGGATATGTTTTTGTTTCTTCCAGTTCCATCTGTTAGAATAGTGGATTTTTATCAGCTGGCGAATGACGGGATTTTGAGCCTACGAATAAAATTAGTCCTTACTGACTTGGGGAGAGAATATCTGGATACATTAATCGGCCCCTTTCCGTCGGGTAGATTGTTCTGGTAGTATTCATTCACCTTCTGTGCTAGAGCCATATATGCGTTAATATCCTTGCCGGGTAAATCTTCCCGACTGCGTAGGAAGGGAGGAAGAGGATGCTGGCCGGGTGATATAGAAGGAGGAGGCTGGAACCCAGTTCTCGGCTTTTCTCTGGGAGGGGGGGACATAATATCCCATTCGCCCGTATCGGGAGACATACGACTTACAAGACGAGGCCCCGCATTACTAGGATTTGTTGCGGTTGCGTCGGCCATAAACTCTTCCTCTCCCTCTTGCTCTTCGGGTCCATCATCTTCTTCTACTATCGGAGCGTCGCCGTATTCTACCGCATCTTCGTCTCCCGCATATCCTACGGGTCTCCCGCCCGTTGCGTATTCACCCGACGCATATCCGAACCTCTGCCGGTCGTCGTATGAGAACTGAGCCCCTCCCGTGCCTCTGTAGCCGTGCTGAGTATCCTCCCGAACCATCGGCTGGAATTCGGAATACGCCCTTAATTCACTGCGTCCAGAATTTCTTCCACTAGAACCCGCGTCGTCATCATCATCCCCTCTGGGAGCACCGGGACCGGGGCCACGGAACCTATCTGTTCCACGACGACTATCTTGGGCTTGCTGAGCATCTTGGGCATTTACGAATTCGGCGGGCATTTTGCCTTTGAAGAGTTTGGTGAAACCGAGAGATTTGATGTAGGCTTGAGATGCTGCCGTGCGGTTCTTGTAGGGCATACCCACCGTCTTAATCATCTTCTCCAGATACACTTTCACCCGAGACCAGAACTCCTTGAGGGACAGATACAATCTGGCTCTCGGCCCCGCATCGTCTGTAATCGGTTCAATAACAAGTTCCGTGAGTTTGGGAATGATGCCGTCGGCTGCGGAAGTGCCGTTGATGAATTCCAGAACATCCGCAATATCTCCTTCTTCTGCGGTTGTTGCTAGACGCACAAGAAGTGCGAACGCCCGAACGGAGTCTTGATATGTGAGACGAGAGGCCGAGCCATCTTTTTCGCCCTCTTGGAGTGAATCCACGATATTCTGGAGGAGTTGAGAGAGTTCCACTTGCGGAACCATCGCCAAACCTTGCGAAGGTGTCGGCAACGCACCGGGAAATGAACCGGGAGTTCTCCCCCTCTGAGAAAAGTTGCGGAGAGGCACCATATCTGCCCCCAGTTGTCCAGATACGGCTTCTTCGCCATTCACCATTCCGGGATATGCTCCCGTCTGGAACGCTTCGGCCTCTTGGGCGATACGATTGAATTCTCCAATACGCCTCTGGAGGAGCGACATTCCGTAGCTCTGCCCTTGTGCCGAGCGTAGCACACCACCCACCAAACGCCCACCATCACCGGAGCCACAAACAGAACCACCAGATACTCCGTGTGCGTCGCTAAAATGAAAAGGAGCATCGCCATAATCTTCACGGGCGGATATACCACTTAGCGCACCGAAAGAAGGGTTCGCAAATACTCTCTGCCCCAACATTGCTTGCTGGTGGCCGGGAGAGTTATTCGGTGCCGAGTTCGCACGATTATACATATTCGTCGTGCTCTGAACTTTCGCACGAACCATTCGGTCGGCGTCGGCCTTTTTCTGGGAATGCCAGTTTGCTTGAAAGTCATTTCCGACAGTAATATCCATAGATGGTAAAGGTGCTTCTGGGGCAAATCTAGGAGTAGTTCCTAGACGAGCATAAGCATTCTGAAAAGCCGTAGGCATACCCAGACGAAGCGAAGTCGTCGGGAATTTCTCCGTTCCAAAGCCAGACATACTATATTTGGAATAGAGAAAATAAAAGCGATAGAAATCGTATTAATAAAGGCCGTGTTCTTTTACATATTTGGAGGCTTCAATCATCTTCATACCCTTCTCGGCCATTACTTTCCGCACAATTTCGGCACGCTTACGACGGCCATCATTCGCACCGGCGGGAGCACGACGCTTCCGGCCTTTGCCTTCGTAGCGTCCAGTTTTAGAGCCCTTGCCCATATACTCACCAATACCGGGTAGAAGTTTTACACCTTCACGAGCCACTCCGGCCACTCCAGACATACCGGGAACCATACCCAACGCATCAATCATTCCGTGCGTCAAATCCTTAATGGGTTTAATTCCTTCACGACGAGCCGTATCCAACCGCTTCGCCCTCATTTCATTCTGGGACATTCCACGCATTCCAGACTCGTCCATCATTTTATTATACCTCGCACTATTCTCCGCATCCCGTTCTTGCGAATAGTCATCACGACGGCCCAGACCAACCATTTTCCGTCCTTCGTCCAGCAATACACCTCCGGGGAGCATCCGCGTAACGGGTGATAGGACGTCCATCGTCCCCTTGAACCCTTGCTTGAAACCTTCGCCGAACTCATCCCAAAATCCCTTGCCGTGTAGTTTGCCGATATGGGCGGATAGTGCTTTGCCCATTGAGTGGGCTTCGGAGGGTTCCTTCGCGCCGAAACCCTTCATAGGATGTTCAATATGGTCCATAAGGGAATGTTTCTTCCCGCCCCGAAACTGACTGAGACCCATAGAAGGAGTAGCACCGCTTCCACTCTTTGCCTTTGCCTTTGCTATATCCTTCTTATAACCGGTTCTCACATAGTTCGCAATATTATCAAACATTCCACTTCCAACATTCCTCATCGCCGTCTCTCGGCGGTTGTGTAGAAGCCCCTTGGGATTGACGGGGTTCTCCCTCTCCATCTGCTCTTCCATCGCTCGGTCGTCGGCCATTGCCAAATGTGCGTTCCGGGTGGAGGAGGTCATTATATTTAGGGGCTATATAATTATTTGGAGCCGTGTATCCCCAACATTCTATTTGTTTGAATTTATCGTTATATCGGACACCTTGTATTATAATTGGCATATATGTTGGAATTTGTATATTGAAACTAGTTCCTTTTCCCGTCCAAGTAGCATTACAAGTCCAACTCCATATGCCACGCATTCTATTTATATTTTATATCTCTATTATTAGATGGAACATTTTCACGCACTTCACGGGGCCGGAATAGATGAAGATAAGCGGATGATTAATGCGAAAAGTCCTTGGACACTCGCACATTTGGAGAAGAGTGTTTTACAAGGTTTTTATAATAATCCGGAAGTTCCTCCTTCTATGAAGACCAAACTCAAAGAAGCGATAATGATGAAACCGCAACTCAAAGGCGGTGCGATTGCTGATGACGCAGAATTGATGACGATGTCAGATGAAGATATTGACCAAATGGCGTTAGATGACGATGAGGCCCTTTGGATGATTGCGAGGCGTAATCATTTGCGTAATCCGGCACGATTTCCGGACCCGGGAGCCCCTCCGTATAGAGGCCCACCACCTCCAGATATTGCCAGAGGGGGTGGAATGCTTGAGGATATGTGTTTATGGCTTGATAGTTGCGTAGCTCCCAGAAGGAATCGCCCCGCGCCAAATCCGGCATTACAACAACATTGGGATATGAGACAACTTATAGCAAGTAATGCGGCACGAGCCAGAAGAATAATGGAAGGACGACTACCTCCTAGAAGTTCTCCAAATCAATCTCCGAATAATTCTCCAAGAGTAGCACCGGAGAATGTAGCACCGGAGGTTCCTCCTTCCCCAAGTGCTGTTGGAGCTCCCAAGAGTAATAATGGAACGGGCAAATTCAAAGGAGGGTTGAAAGGTGTTTCTAAGGCTTCTGGGTTTATCCGGAGATTGATGTGGGAGAATAAGGATAAGCACAAGGGAACCTATAAAAAACCTACTTGGGGTTTGGCTGCGAATTCTAAAATGAACAAACCCGCCGAGTTCAAAATAAAGAAACTATTAACTCCCGCACAAGGTGGCGAGAATGAAGAGGGTAATTCGTATGGTGCTTCTCCGTTTATTCGGCATCATTTTATGGGTGATGCGAAACCCTTCGTGCCGGGAAAGGCCGATGGAAAGTATGGACACGAAAGTCGGGGGCAGAAGAAGGCAAGAAAAGATTTCAAAAAGAAGGTGGTTGAAAAGCCTACTACCCCCCCTAAAGAGGCCCCTAAGGAAAAGCCTCCACAATTGGCCGAACACTTCGGGAATGTTAGAGAACCCAGAAATGAAATTGTGAGGACGCAAATGGCTCTACCTCCTCTATCGTCTTGGTATGGACAACCGGAACCGGCGAAGGCATTCACACAAGCACAAAAGAAGACACAAGAACAAAAGGAAGAGGGATTGAAAAAGCAATATATCGCAATGTGGGAAATGTATAACGGACAAATCCGCCAAGCCCAGCAAGAAATAGATTTCGCAAAGGAATTGTTTTCTCCGCAAGGCGAGGATAGACGCAAGGGGCTTAGTTCGCAAGGGTTGCTGAATGAGAAGAAGAAGGGACAACTCGCCGAGAATAATATGAAAGAGGCTTACAAAACCCGAGAACGCATCGGAAAGGTATTGAAGGATAAGGGCTGGGTTCCCGATAGACTACGAGACCTTATTGGCCGTTAAGAGGTGGAAGACTATTCAACCATTCAATTCCTTCTTCTTTCGTATAGAATACCTTTGATTGAACGATGTAAGGTGTTTTTCTCTGAGCCATCCATTTCCCACATCTATTTTTTAGAGGATACAAATAGTAGCCTTTTTTGCGTGGTAGATATGCGTTTGTTCCTTCCATCTGTTGTTTCTTTACGACTGGTCTTTAGCCGCACTCCACAATAAACACCGCTTCGTGTTGTATGTAAATATCGGGAAAAGATTATAAGGTTTCAATAAGAAATGTGTTTCATCTAGGCCTCTCCAACGGCCGGGCGTATCTAGAGTGGCTTCGGGGTTTCCAATACAATTGACGATTAGAATGTGTTTGTATTTTTCTGTGCGTGTTGCGAAATCCAAGAATGTTTTGACTTCTTCGTCTGTCCAGTGTTGAAGGACATCTTTGAGAATTAACACATCCGCAGAAGGAAGGTCGGCTCTTTGTGCGTAGCAATTCATAATGTGAAATTTCCACTTGGGATTTTTGTATTGGGGAACTTTATTATGTGCTACAATTATATCTTCATATATATCTAATCCCGTGTATTCTATATCTGTTCCGTGATACAAGGGATAGAAATGACGCAAATCTCCGCATCCAACATCTACAACGGATTTTATATCTTTGCCTATCAACCATCCTCTTAGAAAGCATACATACGGGAGAGCCTCTTTTAGTTGCGACCCAGCGCCGGACGAACCCTTGTAGTTTTTGTCGTCGTTGTTCCCCCATATGTTATTCTCGTATATGAACTTGAAATTCGTGTAGTGTTGCTCGGGAGGCGAAGGCATTCTATCAATTCTCGGGAGGTTTGTTTAGGGGATTTTACGCAGTCCGGGTAGTAGGTCAAGGTAGGACAGCCTTTCCGCAGACTTTGTTCGTTGGGGATTTTGGGGCTTCGGGATTCCTAGAAAAATTAGTCTGCGGAAACGGTGTCCTAGTCTGTCCTACTTTTTTTGACCCACCTAACTCTGCGTAAAAAATGGCTAAACATTTCTCCGGAAGATGGATAGATGGATACACTTCCGAAGAAGGACAAAAAGCCTCGTAAGCCTCGTGCGAAAAAACTCAAGCCGAAGCCGGAGTTTAAGATTATAACGGCCACACCCGACAATCCGATTGTGGTAATGTTTCCGTGATTACAAATCGTTCTTATAGAATACGGACATATAGAACACTCGGTCAAAGTCCTTATTGATTTCGTAATAGCGTTTGCGGAGCATCCGGAGTTGTTCCTCCTTTGACCAGAGAGTGTTGCTGAACGCATTCTCCGGAAGCCAAGCACCGCTCACATACGCCACGCCATTCCGGTTTTTTGTCCCAACAACACGAAGCAGTGTTGCGATATTCTTCCGGCACACGAACACGACGAATAGTTCTCCGTCGTTGCCGTCATCGTCATATGTTTCTTCTCCGTCGCACTCGCTAATATGTTTGTAGCGTCCGTCCATCATAAAATCGTCGTTCATACTCGGCTTCTCCATAAACTCCATCTTCCCCACCTCCAACTCCGTAAAGTCCTCAATCGCACTCTTAATCACCGTGTATTCGGTAGTCTCTGAAATGCTCATTCTGGACTTGGAAATAAGTCCGGGGTCCCGTTCAATTTTTGACCCACGAGGTGTAAAAATCCATATACAGCGAACAAGTCAAATTCGCTGTAGATTTCTTTTTTTTGAACTCATAATAGATGAAGTTGCTGGAACTGTTCAAAGGAACCGGTTCAATTGGGAAAATCGCAAAGAAGATGAAAATGACTGTTATGTCTGTTGATATATTGGATGAATACGCTCCGGATATAGTGGCCGATATATTGGAATGGGATTATAAGAAGTTCCATAAGGAATCTGGTTTCACTCCGGATTTGATTTGGGCATCTCCTCCGTGTAATACATTTTCTCCGTTGGCGTATCCACTAAAAGAACGAGACACACGCACGGCCGAGCCGAAATCGGAGAGAGCCCGGCAAGGCACGAAAATCCTTCATAGGACAATTGACATCATCCGGTATTTCCAGAATATCAATCCGAAACTCGTGTATGTAATTGAAAACCCGAGAGGTATGATGAGATTTGATAAGAAAATCCAGAAACTGCCTCATAGGGACACAACGCTCTATTGTTTGTATAATGATGTCCGGCGGAAACCTACGGATTTTTTTAATAATGTGGGCGAGCAAGGATTAGAACTTCACGCACCCGACCCGGCGAAATGTAAAGGGAAAAAGTTGGTAGGTGTGGTAGATTTACCGCTCAATAAACGATACGCAATTCCTCCAAAATTAGTAAAAGTAATTCTGGAACAAATGGCTAAACAATATAAATCTAACTAGAATATATGGCTCCGAACGTCCTTTGTTATAATACGATTATTTCCCAGAATACCCGGTTAATGACGCTAATAGACGAAGTAGAGAGACTGAAAACAAATCTACGCAATACGAACAATCCGGATGTTCGGGCAGCGTATAAAGTGATTATAAATGAAAAATGTGATAAGATGCGGAAGATGTTGATAGAGTTTTTTGAGGCTCAGACGAAGGCAATAACAAATATGGAATTGGACGCTACTCTTGACCAGCATCTAGCGGAGGGGATGGCGGGACTTCCTCTTGTTTGAGATATTTCTGTTGCTCGGCCAAAGAATGTCCCATAGCCGTAGCGTCGGCCTTCATATCCGCAATATCCATTTTATTTGAAAGGTAAATATGGCGTAGCATACTACTCCCTATTTTCTTCGCAAAGATGCGATTAAGAACCCGAGTGATGGCGTTCCCCGCAGTGATTGGCGACCCATCCATATTCACGAGGAATTCAAACTCTTTTACTTTCTTATCTTTTGCGGACGGATGGAACTTGAGGAAGTTATTGATGACAGTCCCAAGTGTCTCCGGAATGGCTACTTTCTGTGTGCCGTATTTCTTGGAGGTCTTGTATTTGTTGAATACAAACTCCACCGGGACACCCTTACGCACAACCACGAAGTTCTTATCCTTGTATGTATCCAGACCCGGTGCGAACTTATCCGACGAAGTCCGGAGAACAGACATAGACAGATAATCTTGATTGCGACGAGGAGGAACTTCCGTATAGAGAGATAATACTAGTTGGTCTAGTAGATGTTTGAATTCGGTCGGAGAGATTGTTTTATTCTCCACGAACTTAAGAACATTGCCCGACAAATCCTTCTGCTTCTCCTTCACCTCGTCCCAGCTTATCCAGTTTTCTTTCTGTGTCTCTGTCTTTTCAGCAGTATCTGCGCCCCCGGCGAGTTTGCTCTTCTCCATCATTTTATCGTAGTAAAACTTGTATATAGCCTTGTATGTGGGCTTGTCCTTATAAAGTGATAATACAGACGCAATAGAAGCCACAATTGTCTTCTGGGTGCTTTCTGCGTATCCGGACAGTTTCTTTTCAATCTCCTCTTTATTCTTGAGGAAGACGAGGTTCTTGAACGCCTTCTTGTCGTTCAGCATAAATAGGGTCTTGAGGTATGCCGAAGCCGTAGTCTCGGAAAGGCGGTGGTTCTCCTTTCCGTATGTCTTCTCCATCAGTTGTTTATGAAGTTGGAGCATAAAGTCAGTGGTAATCATCTGGACTGCCATTTTAATCTACCTACTCGTTAGATTTTTTCCGGAATCAATTTTTAATCCGGGAGTAGAGTTTTTCAATTTCCGGCTTTACTCTTATTTCATAATGAACCCGGCAAACCGCCAACGCCCCCACAATAGAATAAATGAAGTGCGTATTTTTCATCTAAATATATTATCCGGTTAGTCTATAGATGTCTGAGAAGGTTGCCGAGTTGATGGCTATTCTGCGTCGTGGTTATGAGGAGTCTAGTATGCCGAAGTCAGTCCCGGAGGCGTTTAGTCTATTGGAGGAGGTTGCTCGGAGTGTGGTTGAGCCTCTAATTGATGAGATGCGTCGGTGGGCGTTGTCCGGAGTAGATGAGGAGGAACGCAAGCTTGCCGAGAATGCCCTCCGAGTGGCCGAGCGGGAATTAAACCCTCCTAAACCAGAATGAAGTGCGTTTAGAATTCGCAAATATAATCCCGGCAGAATGTAGATGTCGCAATTTGAGGACTTGGCTTATGGATACGAGCGTGAGAAAATTAATCACCCTCGTATAGAGAAGCACTTGGATTGTAAATTGAACAAACTGGGGAAGTTTGATATAATGGACTGGGAGGAGGTTCCGGTAGAAGGTGATGAAAGTCCCCGGTGGCTAGTAGAGCAGAAGGCTCGCAATATGTCTTTTGAATTCTGCTCCAAGAGATATGAAACCGTAATTATTGGAAAGAATAAGATAGACTATATGAAAAATAATGGAGGGAATGGGGTTGTATATTTTGACTTTACGGATAAGTTAATGTATTGGGTATTTGATGAAGATGAATATCCTACATTTCATATCCAAGAGAATTTCGTGCGTCGTGGTCGTATAGATTGTGTGGATAAGCCTTCGCCCGTCATCCACATACCTTGTTCTCTTCTTCTTCCGTGTCCTTTTTGATTTCAAAGCATTTGGAGCAGTGAAGGAACCCACAATCCCGGCATCGTGTCGCATCAGACTCGCCACATACCCGGCACCGGGATTGTTGTTTCTCCCTTGTTAATAGGTCATTACATTTCGCGCAAACAATCTCGTCGCAATCATTGATTACGAAGCATTTGTCATTGTCGCACACATCCTTCCTACAATATATACACGCACCCGCACAATTGGTATTTACATCGTGTTCAAATAGTTCGCACTCGCAACATCCACACTGCCCATTGATGAGATTACCCATTTTGACCTAACAATCTATAAAACCACGCAGTCAATTTTTTTACCGGGAAGCACAGCGAATATTACTTCGCTGTATTTTCTTGTTTCAATTTTTATAGGTCAAGGTAGGACAGCCTTTCCGTAGAGTTTCTCCTCTTGGGTTTCTCCTCCCCTAGTTCCACTAAAAAAATATGTCTGCGTTTTTGCTGTCCTAGTCTGTCCTAGTTGCCTCAGCATCACGACGAGCCTTAATAATATCCAATAGGTAGAACGAATAGTCGCTTAATACTTTGTCAATCTGGACGCCGGGTTGCCTACACATATTACGCCACCGAGCATTCTCGGGGTTCTGTAGGCGTTGGCGTAAGTGCTTCATTGCCTTCGCCTTCATACGCTCACGCATCTTGGGGCAGATTGCCTCACGATGAACCTCAATATCAGTCTCGCCAGTCCAAACCTCACTCCACCGCTCCTCACGCAACCACATATCGGGCGTGATGCTCTCCGAAACAAACGCTGCGAACTCAGTCAAGCCGTTAATGAATGCGTCCATTGTTAGTGAATAATCTATAATGCCGGTTCTCCGGTTCAATTTTCGGAGT